GATATGTTAAGAAAACAAACAAATTCAGGATTAGACTGACAATGAATCGTAGCAAATTTATACCTATTAAACTTATTGATGGGTCGAATACTGAGCTACGATTTATTAATACTGATCATATCATTCAAATTTATCTTAAAGATAATCACATACATCTAGATTTAATTGATTACAATATATTGAAACTAGAAGATCAAAATATTAATTTATTTATGGACCGTTTTGTGTTAGATGATATTTATAATAAATAAACAAAAGGTTAATATGACATCACAAGAAATCTATGAAGCAATGGAAGCACATTGGTTGGTATTTAAAGAAAACCACGATCGCTTTCAAGAAAAACAAGTTAAGGCAGCTGGAGTTAGAGCAAGAAAATCAATCAACGAAATGAAAAAATTAGTTGGTAAATATCGTTCAACTCAATTGGCTGAGTCTAAAACACCTGCAATCTGATACGTATAACATGGCAGAATTAAAATATATAATCGAAGGCGCAATGCGCTCAATGTTAATAGAAGCTCCTAAGAAACAAACTGATAATGCACCCAGTGCACCGTCAAATTCTCCATTCACACCAGCTGAAGAGAAATTCCTAGGAAAATTTGATGCATATGGTTCGCAACACCTAGGTATTATATATTCGCCAAGTGATATCGGTATTCGTGAATTCATGACTAGAAGTGGTGCTGATTTAAACTTAAGTCCGGGCATCTTAATAGGATTAATTCGAAACGGTATTATTAAAATAGTACCATATACCGGTTATGGATTGAATACTGATTATACATTAGAATTACAGTTATCATTAGATGATGTAGCTGGATTAGGAGCAGAAGATAAAAAAGAAATAGAGGCCGGATCGGATGCTTCGGGCGCACCTGCGCCTGAGGCTCCAATGCCTCCTATGGAAACGCCACCGGCACCTGAGGTTGCTTGGGTTGTTAAGTATGGTGATATTCTTAAAGAATCTGTAGCAGCGGTTCATCGCTTGGTAAATGAAGCAAAAAAAGAAAAGCCAGCTGATTCTGAGGTTCATTTAACAAAAACACGAGTTTTAAAAAGATTGCCTAAGCAATATATTCGTCAGTTAGAACGAATCATGGATGCAATTATTAAAACTTCTAAAACAACGTTTGATAAAGAACGTATGATTGCTGATATTTTAGATAATTTGCAAGTAAATTTTGATTTAACTCCTAGACAAATTAAACAAGCTTATGATTTTCACAGAAATCAGCGTCGTTTACAAAAAGAATTAGAAAAAATCAAATAATATTGGAAATACAACATAAATTTCTTATAATAAAGGTAAGAAATATTATTTAAAACCAAAAAAAATGAGTTATTACGTAGCAAAAGTCCAACTTACGGACGAAGTTGATACACCAAAAGGTGTTAAAATCAAAAAAACCACAGAATCATACCTCGTTGAGGCACTTTCGGTTACCGAAGCAGAATCTAAAGTTGTAAAAGACTTTACGGGTTACAACTTTGACTTTGAAGTTAAATCAGTGAATGCTAGCAAAATCGTTAAAATCTTAGAATAATGGGATTCAAGCCAGGACAAACGGTAATTGTAACTACAGAAGACAATCACCAAGTAGGAGTTATATTGGATCAATATCCAATTAACAAACAAACGGTATATGATGTGTTATTGGAACGCAGAACTGCATTAATCATGTTAGGATCTGCTCCATCAAAAAATACATATATTAATAAATCTTTAACAGCTAAGCTTTGTGATACGGATATGATTAAAACAACCATTCCTTATAAAGAAATGCTAGAAAATGAAGATTTACCAATCTGTCATGCTTAATCTATAAGCAATGTTTAAAATAGAATCCATAAAAAAACGAGTACAAACTCAGTATCCAGGAGCATTTATTTCGGTATCTGCTTCTGGCGAGTACTTTGTGGAATGGAATGATCAGAATCTGAATGATATCTTTTTATACAATGATTGTGATTCTCCAGAAGCGGCATGGAATACTGCCCTTTTAACCGTTCAAACCGAACGTAACCTGAACAGAACACATCCATTAAAGTCTTTGATATCAGCAGAAAGAAAACAACAAAATAAAGAACGTATTGCCAATCGAATCCATAAACGATGAATAATAAAGACACTCAACAAAGAATTGCTGAAATATTAGATCCAGCTGATGAAACTAAGCAACTTTGGGACAATTTAGCCCCAACTGATGCTGATTATATGATGCATAGTCCCAAACCTATAGGATATCATGAAACAAATGAACAATTGTTTTTATTTCAGAACTTACTGGCAGGATTTAACCCACAAATCAATTCTATCCTAGATATAGGGTGTGGACGAGCAGATTTAGCTCGATTTATAGCAGATTTTTATGATACTACGCCAGTTTATACCGGAATTGATCATAATCCTATAATGACCGCATTAGCAATGGAAAAGCACGGACAACAGGTAATTACCGGTGCTTTTGAGTCAGTTTCATTGCCGACTGCGGATTGGGTAGTTGCGTCTGGCGTATTTACTCAAAGAAGATGTGAAACAGAAGACCAAGATTTACAGAAACTATTCAATGATATTGCCATATTATACAACACTGCAAATAACGCAATAGCATTTAATCTGCTATCACCAATTAACACACAACACCACCAAGGATTTTTTTATGTGCATCCCGGATTAATTATGGATATGCTCATTGAAAAATATCAATCGGTAATAGTTCGTCACAACTATTCAAAAGACGTATACACAGTAACAATTTATAAAATTTAACACAATGACTAAAAGTATCAACCAACCATGGGCCATTACCGAAGAATTCAAAACGCGATATGGTAAAACTTGGGCAGAATTAGATTTCCAATTCCAGGACAAAATTTCACAAGAATTATTTGCTTCGGATCCAATGAATGTATTAATTGGAGAACTTCACGTAGCAGGAAACCGTATTCCAATGCGTTATAAAGATCTAATTGCATATGCAAAATCAATTGAAATACTATCAACTAATTTATATGCTGAACGAGTAGGAAAAACAGAAACCTTTGAAGTTTCAATCAAAGGACGCGAATCAATGTTGAATAAATGTGAATTAGGCCGTTTATCTACAACATTGACTGATACCGTTAATACATGTGCAAAGGCATATGAACTAGGCCTATATTTATAATAAAGTATCGCTATGAAAACGTATGTATATTTTTATAAATCAGATTCTACTAACGAAATCATAGGTCGTGTAATGGCAACGAGTTTGGACGAGGCACGCGAATTTATTAAACAAGTAAAACAATTATCAGTACAAGATGTTGATAATTTATTTGAGATAAAGGAACTGCCATATGAACAATCCAATTGACAACATTAACGTTAACTATGCAGAGTACAATTACTTCAAACAACTAACAAAAAAGGAACGAATAGGTTTCTTGATGGAATTGTATGAAGCTGAAGAATTGCGTAATAATGGCTTACGGGTCATGTTAACCGAACTAGTAGTACAATCTGCGGATGCAAATGCGATTCAAAAAAAAGTAACACCTGATGCTGACTTTGTTGAAGTCATGATCGATAATGATACTATAATGATTGAATCAAATGGTTTGCGTGCAATGCGACATATTATATACACGTTTGCAGAAACAGGGTATATACTACGACGTGACCGAGATACTGAAAAGATGTTCAAAGCCGACAAGGTTACTCGATATCTTAGAATTTTTAAAATTATAGATCAAACATCTGTAATTTGTCTTAATTAACAATGAAATGGCAAAAAAGCAAAACATTTCAGACGCCATTCTAAATAAATTTAATAAGCCGCAGTTCCAACCCGGAGCAGCGGTTTGCTTTTATTGGATGGGTCGAATACAATATGGTTATGTTACAACGATTAAACAAGCTAGTTGGGGCGTTCAGTACATGGTACAATCGTGCCATAAAACTAGGTATCCGTGTGGTCTTGAATATGAGGGGCAAAAGACCCAATATTACACAGGATACATCCACTTCGCAACCACTAAGGCACTCGGACCAGACGAGCTCGTTAGACGCATCCAAATCGAGTCTAACGCCAGAACAATTACAACAGTATCTCTTAACGCCAGAAGGCCAGACCATGAAAGCGGAAATGACGATTCGGGTAGCAGATCAAATGTTGCAAAACCTAGCACAAAAGTCACAAAAACAAGATCCAAACGATCTAGCAGCCACGTGGATGATCAGCCTAGCGTTGTTGGAGTGCACGGCGGCGTTACAAAAAAACCAAAAGTTCCTAGAAAATCAAAGCTAGAAGAAGCCCTTGAAAAACAGCGAAACTTTTTAAGTGGATTTGTAAAAAAAGATTAAATTTTTTTGGTATATTGGTTGGATACTACTGATCTTTTTCTTATATTTATAATATAATTAAAAAGAGAAGATCATGAAAAAGTTAGCATTTATTTTAGTAGTGGCATTGAGTGGGACGTTGAATGCACAAAATACATTTGTAGATGGCGTTATGTTGGAATTATCTGAATTTCATATGACTCATAAAGAAGGAGATAATGATAGTTTGACGTTTGCTTTAATGCCAACTTTGTTAACCAATCCAGCAACTAAATACGAGTTTGAAAAAATTAATCCTAGAATTGTTACGGAAGTTTTTGTGCTTATTACAACTAGCAATGGTGATTTGTTTCAAATTTCATTTACGGAATGGATTCGAAAAAGAGTGCAAGTTTTAGATACTGCAATATGGGATATAAGTTTTAAGTCATCTTCAACTAGTACTGTTCGATTTGAACGTATTAAAATGAAAAATATTAATACCGGCCAGACTAGAAGTTTTACTTTTTGTTATAATGCAAACTCAGTTGATGGTAGTATTACAAATCTATATGCAATTAGTGAGAACTAAAATTAGTAGTATTTAATTTAAAAAGTGGGTTATGTGCCCACTTTTCTACATTGTATTATCCTAAACTGATTGCTGTAAGTCCGGAGATCTCTGATTTTTGCAATCCAGCATTTAAGTATTGTTCCATGGTTTTACCTCCCAGTGCCGCGCTAGGCGTTTTATAACCATCGAATGTGTATATAGAAAATTGATTTATATATACAATTAATTGTGCAGCTGCGCGAATTGCTTTAGAATCTTTTTTATTTGAAACTAATTTCCCAATTTCTAGCAATGTTCCTTGTACCGTTGGCTGAATTAGTACGACTTTTGTCGGCAATCGTGTAGCTATTACATCTTTAGTTGTAGGCTCTATTACTTCAGTAGCCACTAAAAATATAGATGATGCTGCAATAAATGAGTCATTTTCTAAAATATCTCCCGCGAATGACATTGCTTTATTAGTTGCAACAAAGTGTGGTGAATATATTCCACTGCCTCCGATAATAGAACATACAGTTGCGTCTTTGCCTAACAGCCAATTTCTAACAGACTTTCCTTGTCCAAATTGCAATTGCATCCACGAGTCTGATTCTAATCCGCCACCTACATTCCATTGTGCTACTTTTGCAATAGGCTGCGGATTATAATAAAGTATTGATTTCGTATCAACCGTTTGCTCAGCCAATCGTTTCAATGTTTTTATGTCATTTGCTTTCAAATTCTTTGGAGCAAATCTAAGCATATTTTCTGCTAATGTGTTTTTCATGTTTATCCTTTACGGGTTTCTTTTATATAAATATGTGGGTAGTTATTATTGTTAGAATCTTCTACCTCCCCTAATATTAGTTTTAGATTTCTTAGATTTAGTAGCAAGATTTCTTGGATTTAAAATGAGTTTTTCTTCTGGTGATAACGATAAATTATTTATTCCCATTTTTTTAGCTAAGTCGACTTTAGCTTGCACGAAAGCTTTCAATTCAGCTGAATTTGGACTAAATGATGCTAATTGTTTAAACTGTTTAAAACTAATTTTATTTGTATGCATACACATTATTGCAAAATCTTTAAAAGATTTACGTAACTCAACGTTAGTTCTCCAAAATGACCATTTTAATTTACCAGTAACAATTTCAGCTTGAAACTCTTTGTATTGTTCTGGTGTAATTAATTCTCTTTCTAAAAGTCCTCTACTTAAGTATCCCATGTTACGTTTAAATTTACCAGTTTTAAATGCTGCTTGCAACTTGTTTGATGCAACAAATATTTGTTTTTCAACTGATGCTATATCTACTTTTCCCCGGAACATTTTTTTAAATGACGATTTACCAATTTTCCATAAAGGTCCTGCAGCCGGCACACTCAAAAACACAAGTAGCCAAGGATATTTATAGATTAGATCGATAGATTCTTTCAAAGCCCCGGTTACTCCTCCTACCGGGTCAATATCATCTTCTTCTGGTTCGGACCATTTTTTAATTAAATCAGCTTCTGTTTCTGCAGGGTTTTTTTTGACGGCTTTTGGCAGTCCTCCTGTTGTTAATGTAGATTTTATCTGTTGCTTTTTGGCATTCACAATCGCAGCACTAGGTGTTTGATCAGCATAAAGTTCTACTAATTTTAGTTTTTTCATAATATATTATTTCATTAAATCATAAAACTGATTTGTTTTCATATAAGCTTCTGGATCTTTTACATACGCTGCAATCTCTGGATCTAATACTACCTGTCCGCCAGCTTTATCCAATCCAGCAGCTGTGTATATCTTTTCCCATCCGGAAATAGCTGTATCGGTTAAGCCAATATCTGCAGCTGCCTCGGCTCCAAATTTACCTAATCCAATACCGCCTGCAGCAAATTTATTCAATGAATTGCTAGCAATTTGAGCAGCTTTACTTTTTGTAGAATTTTTAGCTATCAATGCAGCCTCATTTTTTGCACGTGCTTTAAAATATTCAGTTAAGTCAGTTTTAATTAGATCTTTGTATTTAGACATATCTTTAATCACTTGCATTTCAATTTTATTTAATATTGGTTTTTTTGATGTAGCTAATTTTCCACCTAGTTTTGCCATACCCTTTGCACCTAATTTGCTAACACCGGGAATAGTTTTAGCAATTTTACCAACGCCTGGTAATAATGCAAATATTGCTTCGATACCAGCTTGCTTAGTATCACCTTCTTTGTAATACATTCCGGCATTTGCTAATCCAATACCTGCAGAAGCAAACCAACCCACGACAGGAATAAATAATAATGCAATTTGTATAGTAGTTAAAATAGTATGACCATTTTCTTTCCAGAATGTTTCTAGCTGTTCTGTAGTTGACAAATTTGTGTACCAAGACCATGCTTGTGCATATGGCCCTTTCATTAATTTTAACAATGATTTTTCTTCTCCGGTACCGGTTTGACCTGCTCGCCATTTATCATATAAACTAGGATTTTTTTGTGCGACAATTCTAAAATCAGACCATGGCACAATTTGTTTGATTGTCCAACTCCAATGAGCTTCTGGGATAAATTCCATTAATCTGCTAGCAATATTCATTCTAGGATTAATATCTAAAAAACTACTTAGATATTCGCCGATGCCACGTCCTGCTAATTTTTGTAATTCTTTATTTACTTGAGTATACTGTGCGAGATTTTTTATCGCAGCAAATGCTGGTGCTACTTTTTCTTCTGAATCAGATACAACTCCTTTAGCATCATATATTTGCTTAGCAATTCGTTTTGCATTGAATGCTCCTGTAATTGCATTAGGATCAGCTGGTCCTTGTCGCATTACATCCTGAGTGATATCTCGTTGTTCAGTTAATATCTGTTTTAATCGTATCATATTAATAAATATTAAACTGCTAGGAAATGTGGTTTTAATTTCTTATAATTAAGAAAATGATTATGATTAGATTTGGATATGCATGTAACAACATGGAATTGGGTGCTCAAGGTATTCGTACGGGTCGCACGATGATTGATAGAAAGTTTCAGCAAGGCGGACTTAAATTAGCAGGCGAGATTGCGTTGGCAAATGCCCATGACTTGTTGCCTATTCTCCAATGGAATCAAGCAAATGGCATTACATTGTTTCGATTAGGCTCTGAGCTCTTTCCCCGATGGAATCATTATGAATTAGCAGATTTGCCGCAAATTGCAGAAATTGCTCAACATCTTCGAGCTGCTGGCGATTATACTAGATTGCACGGGCATCGCATCACAACGCATCCTGGAATGTTTCATATCCTAGGTAGTCCCCAAGAACATATTGTTGACAATAGTTTGGTTAGTTTGGAACGTCATTCTGAATTGTGGGACTTAATGGGTTTTGCCCCAAGCTTCGAAAACAAGATCAATATTCACATTGGCTCGACATATGGCGACAAAGATGCTACCATTGACCGTTGGTTGAAAAATTATGATCGTTTATCAGATTCTTGCAAGCAACGTTTAGTTATTGAAAATGACGACAAAGCATCCATGTACTCAGTTCGTGATTTGTATGAGCGTGTACATTCTCAGATTGAAATTCCGATTACATTTGATTATTGGCATCATACTTTCAATACCGGTGACTTATCTGAGCAAGAAGCCTTCTTTATGGCTCGTAGCACGTGGGAGAAACATGGTGTGACTCAATGTACCCATTATTCCGAATCACGTCGTAGAGAGTATCAAATACTAATTGAACAGATATTTGAACGCAATAACATTTCCATGGAAGATTTGCCAAATTGGCCGACATTCCACAAACAATACAAAGAATTTACCAAGATCAAAGAACAAGCGCATGCTGATTATATTTTAGATCTTCCGAATACTTACGGTGTTGCAGATTTAGATATTATGGTTGAAGCAAAGGCAAAAGAGCAGGCTTTGATCCGTATAGGCGTAGAATGCACTCAAAATCGAGCATTGATTTTAGAATCTTGATATTTATATTAAATAAATGTTTAATAAGGTTACATTATGAAATTCAAAAACAAAATTACTGACGATATCGAAGATGCAAGAAATATCGTACAAATGGTAGGCAGGGCAATTAAAGAGGGCAATACAGACGTACATTCAGCTCTGGATAATTTGGCTCGTGCATTGAAAAAATTAGATTCAGCTCGTTATCATCTAGATCGCGAATAATTCAAAACTTATGGCAAAAACAAAATCTTTAGCTACTCCACGTGGCTATAAAAAAATGCAATGTAAATACTGCACCAATGTATCAGAACGAGTTGATGTTAATGCAACTGCTATTACATGTTACCAATGCACTTCAAAATTAGCAGATGGTCATAAATTGGAATTACGCAAATAATTCATTATAATATTAGTAAAAACTAATCTATGTTAGAAGCAGAAAAAATAAAATCTAATTGGGAAAGATATCGTGGCCTAGTCAATGATTTCTTCCCTTCACGAAAAGATGCATTAAATAAAATGTATGATGAATTAGAAGAACGCATGGTATTTATGCCAGCATCTTCCATGGAACACTTTCATAATGCATTTGCAGGAGGATATGTTGATCATGTACTTCGAGTAATGGATTGTGCGTTAACTTTGCATAATACCTGGACTGTGATGGGTGCTGATATGTCTGGGTATACTGAAGAAGAATTATTGTTTGCAGCCATGCATCACGATCTTGGTAAGGCAGGTTTTCCGGGTGACGGAAATGAAGTATATCAAGTAGAAACTTCGGATTGGCATCGTAAAAATCAAGGCAAACTTTACAAAACAAATGCAGCTATTCCATTTGCTATGGTACCAGATCTTTCAATTTGGTTGTTGCAAGAATATGATGTTAAAATGTCTTGGACTGAATATCAAGCCATCAAGATTCATGATGGAATGTATGATGAGGCAAATAAACCATACTTTGTTGCACGAGCTCCTCAAGCTAAATTGAAAACCAATCTTCCAATTATTTTGCACCATGCAGATCATATGGCATCAACAATTGAATATGAAAGATGGCGACAATTTAAAAATGGAACTCCAACTCCAGTTGTTGAGAAATCAAAAGCCACAAAAAGTAACGGATTGAAAAACTTAGCAGAATCAAATCCAGATGTTGAACAAGCCTTAACGGATATCTCAGGTATCTTTAGTGCATTTAATGATTAATTGATATGATATTTTTAGCAATCTTTTGTGTATTACTATTCGGAGCTACATTGTATTGTGGTTACCGAGCTTATTATTTGGCTGGACTATTAGCAGATGCACAAGAATATATTGAGGACTTAGAAACTACCAATGTTTATATGTTTTCTAAAATTGGTGAGTCATATGAAAACATGCAGAACATTGACCGACTAGGAGCATTCGAAGCAGAAGACGAAGCCGGTACTACCTTCGCATTATTAAAAGAAACAATTACAGAACTTAAAGATATATTCGATGGCGAAGCGCAAGAAAAAAAGTAATAACTATTTCACAAAGATTACAGACATAGCTATTTCTGCTTACAATAAAATTGAAGATAGACCAGTTTTGCGAGAACGAATTTATCGCAGATTTATTTATCCAGCATTCATGAAGTTAGCAGAAAACTTAATTAATAAAGTAAAACCTACTTATATTGATTCTTCATTTGTTGATTTGCAAACTGATCTAGTTACCTATTTAACTGAGAGGTTGAATAAATTTAATGCCTCAGCAGGAAAAGCATATTCATATTATACTAGAACTTCATTTAATTATTTGATTGCTGAAAATGATAAAGCCTATAAAAAGTTAAAGGCAAATACAATGGAAATCAATATCGATGACCAACGTAATATCATTACTGAAATTCACAATGATGAAATGCGTGAAACCCTTAAATATTTCATGGATGCATATATTGAACACTGTTATGATAATTTGAATTACATGTTTTCTAGTTCAGTCGATATTCATGTAGCCGACTCAATTTTGCATATTTTTGAATCCCGAGAAAACATTGAAGACTTCAATAAAAAGGCATTGTATATTTTTATACGAGAGCGTACAGGTTTAGAAACAAACAATATTACTCGAGTAATTAAAATATTAAAACAACTTTATATTGATAAGTTTCATGAATACGAACAAACAGACTATGTAAATCTGCCTTTTTGATATTTATATTAAAGGATTTTACGTTATGGATAAAAATGATGAACTATTCAAAGGAACAAGTTTTGCAGATTTAATGTCCGATGTCTATCACAATTCTAAAAAAAAAGATAGACAAATAAATCAATTGATAGCACAGTTGCAACCGTTAATTCGCAATGCATCTGATGCTACAGTGATTGTTCCACTAATTAAAGAATACCTCGATGTTGCCGTTAAAAATGATGATCATCTAGTTAAACTAACAGCTATTGTTCAAAGATTTATTTCTACCAAGCAAACCATTGATGGAGTTGACGGCTTACTAAGTGATGAGGAAAAGCAACAGCTAATGAAAATTGCTGAGAAAACTATGTCTACTGAATTAGAAGATGAGTTAGAAGCAATTACACAAGAAGATTCTGTCTTACAATCAAAAATCGAAACTGCTAAAAGCAAACTTGCAAAGGATGTAAATGCTTAATTTTGATGTAGCTGAAGTTTTAGCCCACGATAACACGTACCAGTACATTGCGTCTGGATCTGAATCTACAATAAATGAATTATTTGCATTGCGCGTAAGATCATGTAGTACATATTATAATAATGAGGAATTCATTGTTAAGCCTTCCAATATTAATTTAAAACAAATACCATTAGTCGGAGAATTTGTTTTGATTTATAAAACATTTAATCAACAATCTTCTGCGACTACGCGTCGAGAACAATGGTATTATATCACATCAGTTGATTTACATTCTTCGATTAATGAAAACATGTTGCCAGGGGTATCAGAAGTTACATCACAAGATCAAATAGATTCTACTAAGCCTGGCTATACATTTACAAGAAAATCGATTTCGCCAGTGCAACCATATGAAGGAGATTATATCCTTGAAGGTCGATTTGGAAATAGTATTCGGTTTGGGAGTACTGTGGATTATGCAAAAGGTAAATATACAGTCCCAGGAACATGGAATGGATCAATCTATGGAGATCCGATCATTGTACTTTCAAATGGCAGAAATAATAAACCTAACAAACAGTTTGTAGTCGAAGATATTACTGCAGATGCTGCGTCATTATATTTAACAAGCACCCAAGTTATAGACAATTTAACGTTAAGTAAAGATTTAACTATACATCCATATAAGTATGTAGGTTCTCAATTTATCGGAGTTGCTGATCGTATTATATTGCAAGCTAAAAAAGATATCGCTGTAATTGATTCTGAAGTAGCTATTGTGTTAAATACGCCAGGTGAGGTTTATATTGGTGGCGAAGATGCCTCAGAAAATTTAGTACATGGTAATGTTTTAGAATCGATATTACAAAAAATATTAGATCAATTAAAATCGCCAATTCAATGTGGCACGATGTCAGGAACTTTTCTGGATATATCATCAGTTACTTCTGCAGAATCTGAATTAAAAAATCTTAAGAATTCTAAATATTTTATAACAAAAAACATATAAATTATGAGTGCTATAGTCCCACCATTAGATCAAATACCAAAACTACCAGGCAAGGCAGTTTCATTTACTATAAAACAAATTAATACGCAAACTGATAAATTATTATCGTCGGTTACTAAAATTGTTACGGATTCCGTTAAATTACCAATTAATATAAAATGTGATGATCCTAGAATCGCACAAATAAAAAAACAATTAACTGATATACAGACGCAACTTACTAACGTACAAGCTAATATTCCTAAAATTCAGCAAACAGCTGATACATTAAAACAACTTGTTACCACTGCAATTGGAATTAAAGCAACAATTTCTGCAGCTCAATTGAGTCTTCCAACTGCTGGGGTTTTTATTGCGACACAATTAACTGCAATACAAGATGCAACTATTGTTAATGCAATTGAATCATTAAAACAGTTTTCTGCAATACCGGCTTCATTGACATCTAAATTGCAAACTATAGTACCGCCATTAATAGGGGCAATTACTAAAGTATCAGGAATATGTAATGGTAATATAGATAATTTAGAATTGCCAATTGATGTAATTGATAATGGCATTAATAATATTACTAATACTACAGATACTACTAATGATTCAGTTGCAACTGAATTTTATACTGAGAAAAATGTGTCACAATCAGATTTAGATGATCGGGCTGATACTATAGAACTATTATTAAGTCAACAACAAGATTTATTAACATCATTGTTAGAAGCTCCTAGTAAAGTATATCAAGATTATGGGATACCGGCAAACGATCTAGGAAAACTAGGAGATTATTATATTGATTTAGATAGCCAAACAGTTTATGGTCCTAAATTATCTAGTACTAACTGGTAATCTGATGTAAATCATTAATTACGATATTTATATATAAATTAATAACATGGATTCAAAAACACTTATAAAAGCACTTAAAGTAGCCGTACGTGAGGTTATAAAAGAAGAATTAACTGAGATTCTTCGAGAAGGATTACAATCAACACTTACTGAAATGAAACGACCTGTGGGTGTAGGAACATCGAAGCTTCGCACTCCTCCAACTAAATCTGTAAAACGTAAACCATTATTCGAAGATAATAAATGGGCTTCAGTTCTAAATGATACTGACCCATTAACGGAATCACAACCTTTGGCCATGAATAGTTTTAAAGAAGTAATGAACGAGGGCATGGAAGAAATTCGAATGACATCGAAAAATGCTCAAGGATTTGGAGCAATGCGTCAAAACATGAAAGAGGCAATGGGACTAGCGCCGGCTGCTCCGCAAATAATGGAAGATCCAGAAACCGGTAAAACATATGATGTTGCACCAGAAGTACAGCAAGCTCTTACTAGAGATTATTCAGCATTGATGAAAGCAATTGATGCTAAGAAAGGTCGATAATGGCATATCAAATTGAATCTGCTAATGATACAACACAAAAGAATGAAATTGGTTTAGGAGTATCATTCGGTGTTACGAGAACTGCATTGTTTTCGCCAATATATACTACGAATAAGCAGACTCATGAAAATTTAAAAACATTGTTGCTAACAAGAATTGGTGAACGATACTTGCAACCATCATATGGAACTAATTTATTAAATATAATTTTTGAACCTAATTTAGTAGATTTAAAACCTGAAATACAAGATTTAATTAGTGTTCCAATTAGTTATTGGTTACCGTATATCAATATTGATTCAATTGATATAACAACAAATGAAGATGATCCAAACATGAATCATGATGTAAAAATAAGTATAACATATGCAGTTGATAATTTTGCAGTTAATACAATTACGGTATTAGCAAGTCAATCTAATGTAACAGTAGAATAAGGTATTAAATGGAAACTAAAAAAGATATAACATATATAGGAAAAGATTTTGGTCAATTTCGCAAGAATTTGATTGACTTTACCAAACAGTACTTTCCAGATACTTACACTGATTTCAATGAATCATCGCCAGGTATGTTGTTTATTGAATTAGCTTCATATGTAGGCGATGTGTTGTCATTTTACAGTGATAACAATTTAAAAGAATCAATGTTAGAACAAGCTTCTGAGCGAGGTAACATCTATGATATTGCAAAGTCTTTAGGGTATACTCCGAAAAATGTAGTTCCTGCGTATGTCAATTTGAATGTATATCAACTTGTGCCAGCAATTGGTACTGGTGCAAATGTTGCTCCTGATTTTAATTATGCACTTACAATTAAACCAGGCATGCAAATCAAACAACAAAATGGTACTGCTGTTTTTAGAACATTAGATTCTATTGATTTCACATATTCATCTTCCATTGATTCTACAGAAGTTACTATATATGAAAGTAATGATACGACATTAATGCCGATTTATTATTTGTTAAAAAAATCAGCTCGTGCTGTATCAGGAGAAATTAAAACGGCAAACTTCCCATTTAATACACCGGTACCGTATGATAAGATAGTTTTGCCAGATTCAAATATTATTGAAATTATCTCAGTTACTGAATCAGATGGCGATGGTTGGTATGAAGTTCCTTATTTGGCCCAGGATACTATTTTTGAAGCTGTTACTAATTTAGCAGAAAATGATCCAGACCTAGCTACATATCGGTCATCATCTCCTAGCTTATTAAAATTGAGAAAAACATCAAAACGTTTTATAACTAGATTGCGTAGTGATAATCGTTTAGAATTACAATTTGGGTCAGGTATATCAGATAACAATGATGAAGAAATTATTCCTAATCCGGACAATGTCGGTAATGGTTTAGCCGGATTTAGAAGAAATTTAGATGTGGATATAGATCCATCAAATTTTTTATATACTAGAACCTATGGACAAGCTCCGTCAAATACTACATTGACAGTTACATATACTATAGGTAATGGTATTGCTGATAATGTACCACCTAGTGTGTTGTCTGATATTAGTTTTATTGAATTTGATGATGATATTAATGCTACTACTAATGCCGGTACCGTTAATTTTATTAAAAATACAGTTGCAACATCTAATCCAGATGCAGCGATGGGTGCCAAAACTGCAGATACATTGCAAGACATTAAAAATAATGCATTAGCAAATTTTGCATCACAGAATCGTTTAGTAACACGAGAAGATTATATTGTTCGTGCATATTCAATGCCATCGAAATTTGGTAGTGTTGCAAAAGCATATATTGTTCCAGATGATCAAATTGCTCAGCAAGATTTTCAGGAATCTAGAATACCTAATCCATTTGCAATGAACATGTATGTTTTAGGCTTCAATGCATCAAAACAATTGGTTGCATTAAATCAAGCCATCAAAGAAAATTTAAAAACATACATTAATTATTATAGAATGTTAACTGATGCAATTAATATTAAAGATGCATTCATTATTAACATAGGAATTAAATTTGAAATCACAGTACTATCTAACTATAATAGCAACGAAGTTTTATTGAAATGTATCAATGATTTACGATCTTATTTTGATGTTGATAAATGGCAAATTAATCAACCAGTTGTAAAATCAGATGTAACAAATTTAATTGCTAATGTCAAAGGTGTTCAATCAGTTGTAAATGTCACATTTGATAATTTGTATGATACCGCACTAAATTATTCAGGTAATGCTTATGATTTAGCATCAGCCACAAAAAATGGAATTATTTATCCATCATTAGATCCTAGTATTTTTGAAGTTAAATTTCCAACACAAGACATTAAAGGTCGAGTAGTAAACTATTAAGGAAAATAAATGTTTAGAATATTTTATGCAGAAAAAGATGCAACGTTGTATGAATCAAGTCCAACGTATAATACAGGATTAGATGAGGTATTACAAATTGGTAAACAACTTGGTACCGACGGTGCTACATTGTTGAAGTCTCGAAGTCTTATTAAATTCGATATAGTTGAGATATCTGCATCTTTAGCAACATACGGAAAAACAATTAATGATTGTAAATTTATGTTGCAATTATATACTACTCATGCAAAAAACTTGCCGGCAGACTATTCCGTGTTTGCCAAATTAGCTGCACAGAATTGGATTAATGGTACTGGCACTCAAGCATCATATACAACTGATGGAGTTACATGGGATAGTCCAATTTCTGGGACTGCTTGGATTTCTTCAAGTCAAAATCAACAAATTGGAACTAGCACATTGTATATCTCTGGAAGTGGTGCTGGCGGATCGTGGATGTATCAATCAGCATCGATGAGTTCATCCGCTGGTCTAATTACATCAGAGTCCTTTTCATATCGTACAACCGACATTAACATGGATGTGACTGATGCTGTGAAAATTTGGATGAGTGGTAGTGGAGGCGCTTCAATTCCTAATTACGGATTTTTATTGCAAATGTCTGATGCTGATGAAGCTAATGATGCAGTAACCGGCACTATTAGATATTTTAGTCGTGATACACATACTATCTATGTGCCTAGATTAACTATGTACTTCGATAATAGTGCATTTACAACGGGTTCGCTAGCTGCGGTTAACTTAGAGTCATTCGTAATATATAACGCTGTTAAACCGCAATATAAAGATAATGAGATTGCAAAAATACGTATTTATTCACGTGATAAATATCCTAGAAAATCTCCTACAAATTTATTTCCTACACAAACAGTTAATTATCTTCCTAATACTACTTATTATGCAGTTTTCGATGCCGCAACAGATGAGGCTATAATTCCGTATAATGATATTTATAATAAAGTAAGTTGCGATAGTACTAGTAATTACATTTATCTTGATATGAATGGCTTCATGCCAGAACGATATTATCGTTTAGAATTTAAAATCAAAGATGGATTTACAGAACAGTATATCGATGACCAAATTTATTTTAAAGTAGTTAGATAATGGCAGATACATATAATACAAACGATATAGATCCAATTACCGGGGCTCAACAAGCTCAATATCAAGTTAATGGAATTAATTATATTTCAGATAATGATGATATAATTCCACGTGATGCAGCTGGCAATATTATATTAACAGAATCTGGATCTGACAATCCATTATTAATTATAAACCCGGTAGCCGAACAAATTACGACTACTTCGATTATACGAGCTTTAGATACAGCCTTTCAATATTATAAATTCCCAGTATCAATTATTGCTACTACCAGCAGTGTTAATCTTGATTTAGATTTGAATATAGATTTAGCGATAGATACAGATCCAATATATGCTCGATACAAACCATCTCAGAATTATGAAATTGATCCTGATGCAATTGATCCAGACAGAGCTACAATAACTGGAACGTTAATGGATGTAGTTGTTGATGGTGCAATTCAATCTGAGACTAACAAATATACTATTACTAAAGAAATAAAAAATAGCGGAGCTGATTTACGTTTCAGAGTTAAAATACATCATGTATTTTTAAATCAGCTATACGCTGGTACCGGTATATCCGGAGGAGCTATATTTTCTGTAATTAAAGCTGGGCCGAATACACCTCTCAATACGAAGTATAAAGTATTTACATCGCCATCTAGTAGAATCGAATTTGGCGAATTTCGAGATACTGAATTAGATTTAATTATTGCTAATGACTCATTTGAGCTAGGCGACAAATTTAGTATCGGAATGGGAGTTCAAC